CTCGGTCGGAGCGGCAGCGCCCTCGGTATGCTCCACAGCAGCCGTCGCGGACAGCTCGAAGCCGACCTTCAGATTGCCCTTGATGTAGGTCTTGCGAACGCGACGCATGATGTCGTCGTTGTCCCAAGCGGTGCGGATTCGATCCTCGACGATGGACGGGACGGGGACACCAGCGGTGCCGGAAACGGTGATAGCGTCGGTCAGAAGGGAGCGGCACTCGGCATCGTCGCCCGTCTTGATGTACTCGGCGAAGGCGTTGATATACTCAGCGGAATTGCGGATCTCATCGACATTCATTTCTTTTCTTTCCTCCTCTTTCTTCTTGAACGTCTCCACGGTCTTGCCGTCGCCGGACGCAACAGCGGAGCGGATCTCGGCCTTCTTAGCTTCGGCAGCTTTGCGGGCCTCAATCTCTTCGTTGATAGAACGCGCCTCGGTCTCGAGCGCGTCCAGGTCAGCTTCGGGAGCATCCAGCTCGGCCGCAATCGCGGCGCGGCGCTCCTTGAGCTGCTCGATAGTCATGTCTTTGAATTCCATTCAAAGCACCTCCGTTAAAATTCTGATTTTTTGCTTCTGCCTCTCGATCGCACGGCTCGCAGCGCGGGCGCTCTCCAGCGACTCCTTCGCGCTCTCCAGCGTTTCGGAAAGTCCGCGTGCCTGGATGGAGGTCTGAGCATATGCGGGGAATGTCACGGCGCTGACCTCGAAGACGCGGTCGATCTTGCGGATCCGGCGCGTCGGATGGTCGCTCTCCATGTCGTCCCAGCTATCCCCATCAACCGTAAACATGAACGACATTCCGGAAATGTCGCCACGACTCACGGCCGAATAAAGGCTTCTCGCGTCGGCATTGTTCTCCGTGTCGAGATAGACGCGGATCGTCATGCCGTCTTCGCCGACGGTCATCTGCATCGTGCTGTTCTCGTTATTGTTCCGAGAGCGGGCGAGCGGGATCATGTCGGTGTTGTGATTGACCAGGAAGCGCACGTCGCGGAGATCAGTCCCGTCGAGCGCTCCGGCCTCGATGATCTCGTCATACCAGCCGAGATCCGTCCGCGCGTTAAAAACGATCGGGACGCCGGTCAGCATCTTCCCGCGCTCGTTCTCTTCGGCTCGGACTTCAAAGTCAAAGTTGCGGATTTCTTTTTTCATTCTTCTTCATTCCCTTCGGTCGGCGCTTCTTCGCCGTTGACGTTGTAATACTCACCACGCGCGGGCAGCTGGTCGCCGTACGGCTCCGGCAGCGGCGGGAGGTTCCAGATCTCTCGGATCTCATTTCGAGTCATGAGGCCGCGATCCGCCATCTGAGCAGAGACGGCCAGCTTGTCCGCGTTGCTCATGTACGCGATCCGGTTCGCCGTTGCCATGACATAGTTTCCTTGCGACTGCTCGCGGAACGTGAACAGCATCTTCGTCATGACCTCGCTGAACTGAATCGCGAACGGCTCGACAGCGCCTTCGTAAAACGCCGCCCAGGTGTCGGAGTTGAACTTGTTCTGAAGAATGTCATCGTTCACGCCGAAATACTCATAGACGTTGTCCTTGATGACCTTCATCTGATCAGCGTCGATCGTGAACGGCTTCGACTCGATCTGCTTGATGTTTCCGTAAGTGTTCGGGAACAGAAGCAGACCGCCACCTTCCGCGTCGGTCGCGAGGTTCTCTTCCGTGAAGCGCTTCCGCTCCTTCGCCAGATCCTCCGGCTGTGAGAAGTTGTTCAGCTGAGCCATGAAGCGGTAAGTCGCCGCGCTCTTGACGCCTTCCTTGATGCCCTGGTCTTGAATGTGGATCAGATCCATCGTCGGGATCAGAGCACGGTTCGACTCGCCGAAGAAGTCGTGCGAATACTGCATCCTGGGCATGATCCCGCAGTATTCCAGCTCGATTGCTGCCTTCTGTCCATGCGCGAATTCGTACCGAAGATACGGCACGTTGTTATACTGCACGATCTCGCACCGGCGCGGGAGCGGCGTATAGATGCCGCTGATCTCTCCGTACTCGTCCCAAATCGGCGTGATGAAAAGCGTGTTGTCGTTGTAGTAGATCGTCGCCGCGCGGGACAGAAACTGCGACCAGGTCTGGAACTCGTTCGGGCCGTGCGCGAGCTTGCGCTGGAGCGCCGGTTTTGCAGCTCCGAACGTCTTCACGTCGAGTTTGCTGATATGCGTCGCGAGCGCGTTGATCGCAGCGCGTACCATCTCGGACTCGTAGATCTCGCCGCTATGGTTCGAGAAGTGCGGCTTGTAGCCGGTCAGCAGACGAAACTCTCCGTCGTATTTGCCTTCCGGCTTCGGTTTGTTTTTGAAAAGCCAGTCAAAGAGGCCCATTTAACCACCTCGTTCGTTTTTAAGTTGCTCGCCGATCTCGTTCGACCACTTCTGACGCACTGTGAACGCATCCAGGAGCGCCGCCGTGCCGTCGATGTGATCATTAGGATTAATCTTGACGAGCTTTCCTCGGCCGCGCTCGACGGACATCTTCACGGCTGAATTCAGCAGATGAACCTTCAGCAGATCGTTGTCGCCGATGTGGATCCGGCCGTCTTTGATCAGTCCCTCGACTTCCTGGATCACCGGCCAGAGGTTGTCGCCCTGGTACACGTCGTCCATGTGGAAGCCGTACCGCTCCATGTCTTGAATGAGATACTGAGCGCTGTATCTGTCGTATCCCGTTTTCAACGGATAGATCTGATACTGCTCGACGAGCATCCGGAACCAGTCAAAGCAGTCGTGATAGTCCACGAAGTTCTCGCCGCTCAGTTGGAGCAGTCCGCGCTGAATGTACAGCTGGTAGGGAAGTCCGTCCCGCAGCGCGGCCTCGTCGATCTTCTCGGCAGGAAGGAAGAACTTTGCGAACGTGTACAGCTCGCCGCCCTTCTGGATCACAGCGACACAGGCCGTCAAGTCGGTCGTCTGCGACAGGTCGATACCGGCGACGCAATAGGAGTTCCGGAAGTCGTTCAGATCCAGAGCCGCTCCGGACGCGCGTTCGACGTCCTGAGCTGACAACCATGCGAGGCTGCTGTTCTGCTTTATGTTGCAGTATTTCGTCAGAAACTCGCTCCGGCGACTGAGAGATCCTTCCGCGATCGCGATCTCTTCGAGCAGATAGTCGACAGAGACCGAGACGCCGAGGTTCGGATTCGATTTCCGCAGCTCGTTGATGTCGTTCCATTTTTCAACATCATCAATCATGTACAGGAACGGCAGCAGCTTGCGTTCTTTGGAATCGCCCATCAAAAAACGAGTTGATCGTTTGACCAGCTCGTCGTATATGGAGTCCGAAACATATCCGGACGTTGTGCAGGAAAGAAGCATCGCCTCCGGTCTCGCGCCCATCGCGCTCTTCATGACCTCGTACTGCTTCAGACCTTTGTCACCTTCCCAGGACGCGACCTCGTCACAGACAGTCAGCGACGGATTAAAGCCGTCAGACTTCTTTGCGCTGAACGCAATCTTCTTTACGGTGCTGTTCGTGCCGGGGACATTCAGATCCGTCTGCCGATGCCGAGCCAACATAGAATCGTCCAAGGTCTTCTTGTTGTGCATATCCTTGGAGTTCTGGATCAGCTCCTTCAGCTCTTGCCATTCCGGGTCAAGCTGAATCATCTGCCAGATGGAGTTATAAATAATATCTGCCTGTTCCAATTTTGGAGCCAAGCAATAAACCCTCGCACCATAGCCGCCATCGACACGGAACATATAATCTGCAATTGCCGCAGCCAATAAAGACTTGCCGTTTTTACGGGCAACAACCAGAAGCACCTCTCTGAATTGCCTGTTTCCGTTTTCATCCACAATGCCAAACATCGCGGACAACATCGCCTTTTGCCACAGCTCAAGACGCAGTGCACCCGGAGCAAGCGGCCCCTCCGTGTGGAAACAGTGCGATTCGATCCAGTCAATCGCGGCTCCGGCTTTCTTTGAGTCATAGAAGAACGCTTTCTGGTGCAATCCCTTGACCAAATAGTCGTATAATAGCCGAATATACTTGCCAACCAGAACGGAGCCGTCCTTGATTTGTTGGTAATATGCGTAAATGTAGTTACTTCCGTCCATGTCCATCTAACTCACGACAAATCAGTCTCTTTCGCGGTATGTTATTCGAGCCTCCCATGCACCGTTGACCCTAAATGCTCTGTTTTTTCATTTGAGGGGGGAGCCGATCATT